AAAAAAGAAATGGTTCAACGCAGAAAAAAAAGGACATTTATTTTTGTCCATTTTTCATTTTCTGAGAATAAAATTTTTTAAACATTGTTGAAAAATACATATCTTTGCAAAATGCTGTATTTTGTATTTTTTTGCAAAATTTTTGTTACTATAAAAAAAATAAGTATATTACGCGGAAAAGTATTTAGGGATTTTTCTGTTAGTATTTTATACTAATAATGACTAACGAAAAACTCGCCGAAAATCGCCGAATATTTGTATGTGAAACATGTAACTATTCTTGCAGTAAAAATAGCGACTACATTAAACATACTTCCACACGAAAACATAAAATACTAACAAATACTAACAAAAACTCGCCAAAACTCGCCAAACTGTATATTTGTGAATGTGGAAAAACTTACAAACATGCGTCTTCTTTATGTAGTCACAAAAAGAAGTGTAAATATATTGAAGAAAGTGAATCGGAAGATGAACCACAAGTAAAATATGATGACGAAAAGATAGAGCGTTTAGAGAACGCAGTAGTACAATTATTAAACCAAAATAATGAGTTTAAAGAGTTATTAGTAACCCAAAACGCCCAAATGATCAAAATGGCAGAAAACGCAGGAAGCCATAATACAACAAATAGTCATAATAAGAATTTTAATCTCAACTTCTTTTTAAATGAGACATGTAAAGATGCTATGAGTATAAAAGATTTTGTCAAATCGATTGTTGTAACAGTTCCTGAATTTATAGAAACTGGTGAAACTGGATTTGTAAATGGAATATCCAAGATAATGACAGATCGTATAAACAATATGGAAATTCAAGATCGCCCATTACATTGTACAGATTTAAAACGGGAAACAATTTATATAAAGGATGATGAAAAATGGGAGAAAGATAACGATAAAGAGAATTTACGCAAAGCAGTAAAACAAGTCGCAAATAAAAATTATTATACAGCGAATGATTGGATGAACCAAACACCTAATTCTAAAATAATGGGCACGAAAGAATATGAAGACTTTTTTAAATACGCTAATGAATCTACTGGTGGTGTTGGAGTAGAACAAACAAAATCTTTTGAAGATAAGATAATGCGTAATGTTATGAAGAGTACAACTATTAATAAAGAAAAAGCTATGATAGTATAAAAATTATATTTTATTTGTGTTCTGTCATAGAAAATTGCATTACTTATTGTTAAACAATAATAAGTAATCATATTAATAAAATATTAATAAATTAATAATAACAAGATGGCACAGAATAGATTTCTAGAAGCAAATATATGTGGTCGTAATGATATCGTATCATGGTTTATGAATCAAGAAAAGGTTGATGTAGATACGATAGATAACAAGCATAGGACAGCTCTTATGATAGCAAGTAATTATGGACACACAAACATCGTGTCAATACTTTTAGAGAATGACGCTTATGTTAATGCGACAGATATTAATGGAAATACGGCTCTTATGCGTGCGTGTTATAAAGGACGTAAAAATATCGTGTCAATGCTATTGGATAATGGCGCTGATATGAATATGAAAAGTTGTAAGGGAAAAACCGCAATTAAGATAGCACGTAAGAGAGGATATGACGACATTGTGTCAATTCTAAAAACACGTAAATCTAGTAACAAAAAAAAGAATTTTATGTAATTTATTAAAAGTTGGAATTATTATTCCTTTTTTTTAGATGTAGTTTTCTTTTTATTTGCGCTTTTGGTTTTACTATTATTTTTTTTAACAGGTGGGTTTTTTTTAGTCTTTTTATTACCTCCGCGTTTTTTATTCATTGTATAAACAATACTATCGTCTCTTTTACGTTTATTTGAGCTTAATGCGTATATTTCATTTAATATTTTATTTTTATCACGACTTTGTAAAACAATTGTTTCCATCTTTAATGATCTACCATTTTGTTTTATATTATACTTTTCGTATGTTTTTGACCAAATCTTATGAAAATTATATTTATTATTATTAGTAGAATACATACAAATCTTTGGATAATGTGATTTTATGTTTGCATGACTTCCTTCTGCGGCTTCCATTGTTATATTTATTTTACCAATCTTATATATTACATTTGCTACATGATAAGGTGTAATTACAGTACTCCTTCCATTAACATCATAAAATTCTTCTTCTTCTTCTTGAGTAAATTGTTCTGTTGTTACAATCGCATAATTTTCTCCTTGATCTGGATTTGCATTATGATTTTTATAATTATTATCTATTGAATTTACTATATCTATATTTTGTTCATCAGTATCTCCAAATATATTATTTTCATCATGTTCTGGTAAATGTTTTGCTTGTAAAGTAATTACATCATATCTATATGGTAATAATGATAATGAAGGATTAACTAAATCTAATTTATTATGAATACTGGTTGTTAAATATTCAGAAAAGTCTAAACAATCATTTTCGTTTTTATCTCGGTCATTGGATTGAACTAATTTACGATAAAATTGATACTTATTATATTTGATAGGATTATTAAGATCATCTTTTAAATATTGTATACGATTAAATAACTTCATTTCAATCGTTAGGTCTTCATCTACTAATAATAATTTCCCTCTATTAATTAATTCTCGTAAAGGACTATCATTAAGATTATCTACATATTCTGATTTTACATAAATGAAAGAACCTATATCTGTTTTGTAATATTCATCACTAAATGGAATTTCTACTACTATATTTTTATCTGATGTATGATAATGTTTCCCAAATCTTTCCATATTTATATATATATTTTATGTATTATTTTTAATTGTATATTTTTATAATTAAAAATCAATTTTATACTTTCTGTTTTCTAGTTTTCCTTTTTCTGGTAAGTTTTGTAGATTTATGCATTATTTTTTTAGAACCTTTCTTTTGTTTTAAAGCGTTTTTACCCGCATGTCGTATTATTTTATTACCAAATGTTCTACCAGTCATTGAATTTTCGTCACCATAAACCCATAATGTATCGTCTGATTCTCTCTTACGCTTTTCAGGTTGTTTCATATCATTTTGTTTTCTAGCTTCTTTCATTCTCCTTTCTTCCTCTGCTTTCATTTGTTCTTCTTCAAGACGTTGAATCTCACGTAGAATTTCTACATCTTCATTAATGTCATTTACTTCTTTTGTACCAGTTTCTGTTACATCATGATATAGCTGTTTTGCCATATCTATGTCAGTCCCATTAAACTTATTGTATTTTTTTAGGTTTTTAATATCACTTAGCTGAAGATGCACACCTTTATTCTTTAAACTTTGTATATACCAATTAACATCTTTTCTAACTTCTAGTGGTTTGATTTGTTTATCAGTCTTATTAATTGGTAGTTTCTTCTTTGTCTGTCTGTTTGCTTTAAAAGTCTTTTTTTTAGTTTTATTGCGAGGTGGTGGTTTTATATATTCTACATCACTATCAACATCTGTTATTCCCTCTTGTGAATCATTATACATTTCCTGTGAATCATTATACATTTCCTGTGAATCATTATACATTTCTTGTGAATCAGAATCCAATTCTGAATCAGTATCCATAGATTCTAAATCAGTATCTATAGTATCGCCTATAGTTATTTCATGGTCTGTATCATAACTATCAGTTAATAAATAATTTTTTGGAAAATTATCAATTTCTATATTAAAATTATTTTTCGGTATTTTAAAAGAAAGTAAATATTTTTTTGTTTTTTTAATCGTATCGCACATTTTCTTAAAAAATAAACCATTTTTTGTATAAGCATTTGGTAATGAATCATATTCCCATTTATGAATTTGTTTTACACGATAAATATTTGTTATATTCTCCATCTTAACATCATCCATGATTAATACTTCACAAGATGCTCTTGCAAAATTATTTGCTGTAGCACCATAATCTCTTTCGCATGTATCAATAGTTTTAATTGGGTTATATTCTATATCAAGTTCAACATAAGTAGCTGATTTTGCAGATTTTGAGTTATATTTAGGGTTACCGTCACTATTTGAACACCACCATGCTGCTATACTTTCCTCAGCCGTAGCCGATATATACCTTGATTTTATTTTTGCTTTTGAACCACTACTTACGTGTTGTCGATCATTTATATAACAACATTTATCCAATATACATTCTTTACATTTACAATTATCACAGTGAGCTACTAGTCCTAAACCTTTATTTAATTTACTTAATTCATTACTACGTAAAGCTCTATAAAGTTTCATTAATATACTATATAATCATATAATTTTACATATAAAAAGCAATTAAAAATAAAAAGCAATTAAAAATAATGGAAAAAGTCCCAATATCAATAGGAGAACTCTTCGACAAATATACAATTTTAAAAATAAAACAAGATAAAATAACGGATGTAGAAAAATTAGGATTTGTAGAAACAGAATTATCATATTTGCAACCATTAACAGAAAAATATGAAATAGATAAAGATTTAATAACAAGATTACATAAAATCAATGAATCATTATGGTCTATAGAAGATAAATTACGAGAAAAAGAAGGAAAAAAGGAATTTGATAAAGAATTTATAGAGCTAGCAAGAAGTGTTTATACAACAAATGACAAACGTAGTATAGTCAAAAAAATAATAAATACAAAAATGAAATCACCAATATCAGAAGTAAAAAGTTACGCAAAGTACGAGAACAAACAGGTAATAAATAAAGATTTATCAGTAAAAGAGTTATTGTCACTGATAGAAAAGAATAAAAAAACACAAAATTACAGCGAATGTATAAAATATTCAAAAAAACTATTAGAATTGAAACCAGATAATGTGGAATACCTAAAAGAATTAGGTAATTTATATGAAAATACACAATCTTATACAAATGCTATAAAATCGTATGAAAAAATAATAAAAAATCCAACAATAACCATCCAAATGAGATTAATAATATTAAATCAAATAGGAATGTGTTATAGTTCTCTTCGTAAATTTGAAGATTCTATAGAATATTTTAATAAAATTTGTATGATAACCCGTGAAATCCCTGATGTGTATTATAATTTGGGTGTATGTTATACAGAATTAAAAAAATATGAGAAATCAAAAGAAATGTATGAAAAAATTAGTGAAAATCATGATAAATCGCTTTTTAATCTAGGACAAATCTATTATTATTTAAAAGATTATGACAAGTCAATAGAATGTTATACAAAATATCTAAAAAAAACAGGAGATACTAGAAAATATAGTCTATCTCATCCATATCTGGGTAAAAAAGATTTTAAAAATGGTTTTTTATACTACGAAGAACGCTTAAAAAAGAATGATATAAACCCTCAAACGAAATTACAGGAGCGTGTGAATGTGCCTGGTGTTCCATATTGGAACGGAAAGGATGATTGTAAAAGTTTATTAATAATGGGAGAACAAGGACTGGGTGATAATATCCAATACTATAGATTTATAATAGAATTGTCAAAAAAGTTTCCAAATATGAAAATAACATTTTTTTGTAAAAAGGAATTAGCACATATATTTAAAACTTACGAGAACATTGAAATAAAAGGACAGTTATTTTTAGTAGATTACAATGCGAAAGCATTTATAATGAGTATTCCCTATTTATTAAACAAAACTTCAATAAAAGCAAATACAATAGACTACATAAAAACGAATCCAAAAAAGTTAGATACTTGGAGAACCAAATTAAATACAAAAAAGTTGAAAGTAGGTTTTGTTTATGATGGAAAACTGATATCATTTATAGACAAAACTATTCCATTAGAAAAATACAAAGTTCTCACTGAGTTAGATATAGAATTAATATGTATTCATATGAAGGATGAAGTGAAAGATGATTTTAAAAGGATAGATTTTAAAGATAAATTAACCCATTACGATATAGATAAAGAAATGCCATTTGAAGATACAATACATATATTAAAAAACATAGATTTGTTAGTAACAATAGATACATATATAGTCCATTTAGCTGGAGTTATGGGTATAAAAACCTGGTTGTTATTAGGAACATCAGAATGGAGATGGAGTAATGATGAAAAAAGAACATATTGGTATGATTCAGTAGAATTAATTAGAACAAAAAAATATGATAAGTTAGAAGATTTATTAAAAACAGTAAATAATCGTATAAAATCCGAATTATTATGATTGAATAGGTATGATTCTAGATAAAATCCATAGTCCAGCGATAGTCCACATAGCAATAATACTATTTCCACCTTGATAAATAACCCATCTTAATCCATAACAATGAGGTGCTGGAACTAAAAATGGAGACATAAGAATTCCAACAACAGTAGAAGGAACACACCAATATATATACATATGTGCGGCGATATAATGAGCTATAATCCATAACATATATATTCCAAAATTTCCAATGCAAAAATTCAAGAGAACTTTAAAGTTATCATGATTAAAATATAATTTTAAAAATTCTAGATTAGCATAATAATCCATTATAAAATAATGTAATTAAAATTATTTTATATAAAATTCAATTTTGTTTATTGTATAGTGATATGTTCTGGACTGTCTGAATATATAATATTTTGTACTAATGGACAATTAGAATGGAGAGAAGAAGAAACATAATTGGTCATATCATCTAAGGTATCAAAAGAAATAATATCTGAATTATGTATCAATTTAAATAAATTAACTTGTTTTAAAATATCAACCTTTGAAATTATAATATACGTAGAACCAGTCATATTAATAGATTTAATTAATTTGTCCATATTCAACCAATTAACTGTTCTAGTTCTCCCAGTAGTAGTTCCAATTTCTCTACCTGCGGTTCCAATTTTAGTAAGTTCAGGGTCATCATGTAATTCTGAAGGAAAATCAGTATCATTACCAGCTCTAGTATCATAAATTTTTACAGCACCATATATTGTCTTAATAAGTTGTGGTGGAAATCCAAGACTACATGCGCCATATGGTAATGTAGTAGATGAAGTAGTATATGGATAATTTCCCTGTGTAATATCTAACCAAACACCCTGTGCTCCTTCACATAAAATAGTTCCATAAAGTTTTTCATCCCATAGATATGGTTTAAAAAAATCAACATCTTTAACAAGTGTTCCAAATCTGGCGTATTTATCACGGTAACATGGAGCAATTCCTTTTGCGGTAGAACCTTGTTTTCTATAATATTTAATATCTTCTTCAATATGTGTATCAGTAATAACATGCGCTCTTGGTGAAATTTTAATACAATCAGTATTAAATCCAGCATCTTTTAAATAATTAATTTCTTCCATAAACCCTTTTTCATTAACAACACAATCAGGTCCAATAATAGAAGGTATATTATAAAAAACTCCACCAGGTATGAGATGTGTTTTGTATCGTTTTCCATCAATATAAATAGTATGTCCAGCATTATTACCCCCTCCCCATCTGCATACCATATCATATTTTTTACTTTTAGCTAATTCTGAAACAATTTTGCCTTTTGCTTCATCACCCCAGGCTAACCCACAACATATATCAACCTGTTTAAGATCTTTAATAGAATTCATATAATAAATAACATAAGAACCCTTTTAATAGCTTTGAAAATAATAACTTAAAACTATAATAATATTAATAATTAATGACAAAAATAGAATTTGGTACGAAATTAGATTTTAATAATGTATTAATACGTCCAAAACGTTCTACATTAAAAAGCCGTTCAGATGTAACCTTAGAACGAACTATAAAGTTTAAAAATAGTCCAATAGTTTGGACAGGAGTTCCAATAATGTCTGCGAACATGGATACAACAGGAACGTTTGAAGTATATGATGTGTTATCAAAATATAAAATGTTAACAATGTTACATAAATTTTATACAATAGAAGATTATAAAAATAATAAAGATAGATTAGACCCTAATTTTTTTGGTGTATCCACGGGTATTTCAGAAAATGACTATAATAAATTGGTATCAATAATGGAAGTAATAGATTCAAAATTTATTTGTGTAGATATAGCAAATGGATATTTGGAAGGAATGGTAAGTTTTTGCAAGCGAGTAAGGGAAAAATACCCCGACAAAATTATAATAGCAGGAAATGTAGTAACTCGTGAAATAGTAGAGGAATTGATATTAGAAGGAAAGGTAGATATTGTAAAAGTAGGTATAGGTCCAGGTTCTGCTTGTACAACCCGTTTGAAAACTGGTGTAGGAATGCCTCAACTATCAGCAGTATTGGAATGTTCAGATGCGGCACATGGTGTAGGTGGTCATATAATATCAGATGGAGGTATAACTTGTCCGGGTGATATGGCAAAAGCATTTGGTGGAGGAGCAGATTTTGTAATGGTAGGAGGTCAATTTGCGGGTCATGATGAAAACCCTGGAGAGATAATAGAAGAAGATGGTAAAAAGAAGAAATTATTTTATGGGATGAGTTCTGAAAAAGCACAAGAAAAACATTATGGTTCAATGGCTAAGTACCGGTCATCAGAAGGTCGTGTATTAAAAATAGCATATAAAGGTTCTTTGCATGATACAGTATCGGACTATTTGGGTGGATTAAGAAGTACATGTACATATATTAATTCATCATGTATAAAACATATGCCAAGGTGTACTACATTTATGCAAGTGAATCAACAAATAAATACTAGTCTTTTGTAAATAATATATAAAAATAATTATATTATATATTATTATAAATGGAACCATTATTGTTAATTTCTCCATGTGATGGTAGATATAATAATTATACTGAAAGCTGTAGAAGTTATTTTTCAGAATATGCCATACAAAAACAACGTGTAAAAATAGAAATAGATTATCTACACTATTTGATGCAATACTTACCTGAATTTTCACATATAACAGATTATTCAGTCTTACATAATATAATAACAAACTTTGATATAAACGAATGTAAAAAAATAAAAGAAATAGAAAACGTAATAAAACATGATGTAAAAGCAGTAGAAATCTACATTCGAAATATATTGGTAGAGACACATTTTAAAGATAATGTAAGTTTTATTCATTTTGGTTTAACATCACAGGATATAAATAATGTAGTTTATCCAACACTAATAAAAAAGTTTATAAAAGATGAATATATGCCAATAATAGCAAATATAATATTAAAATTAAATGTTATGCATAATAATTATAATAATATAATAATGTTAAGTCATACACATGGTCAGTCAGCGGTTCCAACAACATTTGGAAAAGAGATGAAGGTATTTTCATATAGACTATGTGAAGCATTAGAAATATTAGAAAATATAGAATATAAATGTAAATTTGGTGGTGCTTCTGGTAATTTAAATGCTCATGTAGTAGCTTATCCACATTATGATTGGGAAAATTTTGCGACTGATTTTATAAGTATGTATAATTGTCGTCGTAGTAAATTTACGACCCAAATAGATAATTATGAAAATCTAAGTATAATATTTGATGCGATAAAACGTATTAATACAATATTAATAGATCTATGCCAAGATGTTTGGTTATATATATTAAAAGATTATTTACAATTGGAAATAAACCATAATGAAGTAGGTTCTTCAACTATGCCACATAAAGTAAATCCAATCGATTTTGAAAATGCTGAGGGTAACTTAGGTATTTCAAATTCATTATTGGAATTTATGTCTCGTAAGTTACCAATATCACGCCTTCAAAGAGATTTAACAGATAGCACAGTATTAAGAAACATAGGGGTATCATTTGGACATAGTGTAATAGCAATAAAAAA